ATGCGCTCCGCAAGCAGTTGGATACAACAATCTATGAAGCTAAATTAGCGAATGAAGCATTTGCGACAATCGAGAAACAGGATACCGAACTCCGCAAGCAACTGGATATTGCGATTGAATACATTAAGGATGACCTTTACACAGATAAAAGCTATGAAGCCGTAGAAATATTAAAGAAACTGGAGGGATGAATGGCTAAAATTATAACGCACCCATCAACCTTGAATCGCCTGGCTTGCAGGCTCCAGTACGCTTGGAGCCGTAAGTACAGACCGTTGCATACTAGCGATGCACTCCAGTTCGGGATTGCAGTTCACTACGCGCTTGAGCAATATTACGGGCACAAACAAAGCGCAGTCGAAGCTTACAACGAATACGTCGCAGAAAACGTTATTATGATCAAAGGAATTAAAAGCGACTTCGATATTGGAGCCCAGTTAATGAAGAACTACATGGAATTTTATAAGAACGAAAAGTTCAAAGTGTACAGTACTGAAATGGAGATTGCTCGCCGAATTCCGATACCGAAGGACGATAAGCATCCGCCTGAGCGGGCTAAGCACTTTTACATTGCGGCTAGAGTAGACGCTATTGTTCATGACTATGGAACAGATTTGAACTACGTCCTTGAACATAAAACGTTTGATAAGTTTTATGCCATGACGTTAGAAATGGACCACCAGTTTGTCATTGAAAAGTTTGTAGCTGACGGCTACTTTAAGAAGCCGATCGCTGGAGTGATTTATAATGGAATTCGGAAGTACATAAGCCCTAACGCGAACACTAAGACATTTGAACGCCACCATGTTAACATTAATCAGAACCAAATTGACGTCATGTTGCATCGGGCTTACTGGTCTTTGCGATTGACATCTTCCGATGAGTTCGCCGTTTACCCGGAGCCATCAACTATGAGATGTAACTTTTGTGAATTCCGCCAGCCGTGTACGGAATACATGCACGGCGGCGACTACAAGTTCTTGCTGGACAACCTGTACGAATCCCGCGAGAACGAAGAAGAAGACGAGTGGTTATAAGGAGCCATTATGACAGTCGAAGTTAGAAAAATCGAAACTGGTATAGACGTGTTCCTAAACTTCCTGATCTACGGGAAGACGGGAGTAGGTAAAACAACCTTATTGGGCTCTGCTCAGGATTGTGAGCTTACGTCTCCAATGCTTTTGATGGACGTAGAAGGCGGGACGATGTCTTTATCGGGTTCCGATATCGATATCGTTCGCCCAAACAACTTTGAGCAAATCCAGGAGATCTATGACTTCCTGCGTTTCGAGAACGATGAGTACAAATCCGTCGGTATAGATAGTTTGACGGAGATTCAACAAAAGTTATCTATGGGTGCGATTATAGGAGTACTGGACGAAGATGCCAGTTATAAGAACTTAGCTGGGCATACTCCGTCTGACAGATATGATTGGTTATCGAGCGGGGAACAGATGAAAAGATTCATACGAGCGTTTAGAGACTTAGCTTATGTGCCTGATGAGACTAAAAGAATCCACGTCTTCTTTACAGCGCTCGAAAAAGCCGACGAGAAGATGAGTGTAATTTGCCCTTCACTTCCTGGTCAGCTCGGACTTGGAGTTGGTGCTTCCGTTGATATAATGGGTCGCATGTCCATAGAACGGATTGAACTCGAAGAAGGTAAACATAAGATTGGTCGGGTTCTAACCTTGCGCGAAACTGTTGATATTGATGGAACGCGTTGCCTAGCGAAAGCTAGAGTCCCTAAAAACTCTGACTTTCCGCGCGAGATGTGGAGACCGACAGTTGATAAACTGCTTAAAGAGTGGATGGCAGAAAGGAGTAGCCTATAAGTTCTAGTACGTCTTATCGAATCCAGATTCAAACATATTCTATGGAGGTTTATAATGCCACGTCTCAAGTATAATTTAGATGAAATAACAAGTATCTCAGTACCACCAGGAACGTACAGAGCCCGTTTAGTCAAGTGTGAGCAAACTCTGTCCAGAAGTAAGAACCCGATGTTAGTCTGGCATTGGAAGATCGTCAATAATGGAGACGAGAAAGGTAAGGAGCTCCGGAGCTTCACAAGTCTACTCGATAACGCTTTGTTTGGTTTGAAGGAGCACTTAGAAGCTTTTGGGATGCGCGGGAAAGTAAGTTCAGATACATCTCAGTTAATTGGTCGCTATGTAACTTTGGTCGTCGGGCTCCGCGTCGCTACAAGTACTGGTGGAGTGGACAGGGAAGTCTCTGGTATAGCAGGAGTTCTACCCGATCGCAAACTCAAGTCTCGGGTCGAAGAAGAAGAAGCCGACGAATCCGATGAAGATGAGCCAGAAGATGAAGATGACACTGAAGAAGAAGAAACAGCATCGGATGAAGATGATGAAGATGCTGATGCTGAAGAAGAAGAAGAAGAAGAAGAAGAAGAAGAAGAACCGGCTTCAAAGAAACATGTATCCAGAGTTGCTCAACGGCACGCTGTAAAGAAAGGAAAAGGGCAGAAAGTGCCCTTCTAACTTATGTTGAAAGAAGAAGCTTTGATCTACTTATCGATGGGGTGGGGAGTCTATCCAGCTCACTACGTTACTTACGATGGGCTCTGTACTTGCGGTCGTTTAGATTGCCCGACGCCTGGCAAGCATCCTATGGGTCGGTGGACGGATTTTCAAAGCCGACTTCCTACGCAGCGCGAAGTTGAAACTTGGTTTGGAACAGCTCTGGAATGCAATATAGGAACAGTCACTGGCCAAGTTTCTGGTATAGCTGTTATCGATGTCGACGGTTCTGAAGGAATCGGGAGTGCTCGAAAGTTGAATTTGGCTCCGACGTTGACTGCCAAAACTGGTGGCGGTGGGCTCCACTATTATTATACGATTAGTGGAGCCGTTCCGTCTAGAGTCAAGATTATGCCTGGTATAGACGTTCGCGGTGACGGTGGGTACGTAGTTCTTCCACCGTCAGTCCATAGATCAGGGCGTCGCTATGAATGGGTAGAGCCCCGTAGAATGGAGCCTTTCGACCCGGAACCCTTTGAGAGACACACTTCGCGCTCTATTAGTGGGCGCAACACTCCCAACTGGTACGATGAACTTCTGAAGGGTGTCGACAAAGGAAGCCGTAGTGTAAGCGCTGCGCGTTTAGCTGGCCGCTATTTTAATCTTGGGATGACGTACGAAGAAATCTACCTGTTGTTGTCTACGTGGAACGAAGAACGGAATAGCCCGCCGCTAGAAGACTTTGATCTGCGCCGTACGATAGTCGGAGTTCAAAGGAAACACGAAAGTGCAGTTGTACCAGTCCAGATAGCAACTTTCGAAGACATTCAGGACTTGCTGAAAGGAGCCGCAAATGGAAGAAAGTGAAAAAGACGAACTCCTGACCGCGGAAGAAGTTGCGAAACGCTTAAGAGTACACCGTTATACAGTTTACGAACTCCTAAAATGCGGGCGCTTAGAAGGATTTCAGTTACGGACGCGTTGGCGCATCAGAAAGGGTTCATTGAATAAGTTCATATCGGAATATAATAAACCGAACAAAAAGGAGATTACGAAATGACACCACTGTTTTGGATTTTATGGGCGGCAGGCTTATCTATCGCGACGTTCGCCGGAGTTTATATCGCGAGAAAGCACCGCGATAATGGCTACATGGTTTTCACTATCATGCTAGCTATGTACGTAATTGGAGCTAACGTCTTTGTGCCAAGGCTTATTCCACTTAAACTGTTTAGGTGGGAATTCATCGTTGTCACAGGAGCCATTATTTGGCCTTTCGTTTCCCAGATTACGGACATGATCAATGAGATCTATGGTCGAAAAAGGACTTACTTAGCGGCTGGGCTCGCTTACATAGGCAATCTGATGTTTGTGATCTTTGCGCTAATGGCTTTCCAAACTCCTTCTTTGTATCCGCCAGCCCAAGAAGAATGGTTCCACCAGTACTTTGGTATGGCAGGCAGAGTACTTATAGCGAGCGCGTTAGCTTATATAGCGGACAACTTCATTGACATAACGATTTATGCGTTGATGAAGAAATGGTCGTACGATAAAGAGCAATCTACCGGTAAGATGATGCTCTACTCTAGTCTCCGAAGCGCGTTTAGTGACGGTTTGACGGAGATAGTTGACTGCCTTGTTTTCTATACAATCGCGTTCTATGGCTTGATACCTAACGACGTCCTGGTTACTTTAATCTTCTCGTCCATGGCCGCGAAAATCATCTTGTCCCAGATCGATCTCCCGTTCTATTGGGTGTTCAAGCTGGGAACCAAAGGTGTTCAGCGAGACCTGTAGTACTCGTAAAATACTCGAAAATCTCTAGTACTACGTAAAGGCTCGTAGTACTAGAGAAGAATTTACATAAAATCATAGTATTTGGTAGTACTCGTAGAAAAACAGTATTCTCGTAGTACTAGCAGAAATGGAGAGAAAAATGGCTGAAATGACTGTTGGAGAACTGATTCACAAAGCTGCTATCCCACGGGAGTTAGCTCCAGTGTTTGATAAGTTGCGGCTTGAATCGCTTGAGCTCGTAAAGAAGATTTATAACGATCGGGCCGAAAGTTACGACAAAGAGCGTCCGTGCTATGAGTCGCTTGCATTCGGACCGCTTACGCTTGTTGATAAAGAGTACGATAAAGTGTGGCGGTTAGCGCAGCTTATGTCACCGACTCGGGAGACCCCATTACGGGAAGTCGACATTAATCGAATCTTAGATAGTTGCATTGACTTGATGAATTATGGCTCCTGGCTATACGCCTTAGTTATTATGGCGTCAGGATTCGAAGGTCATGCAGACCACGATGATTCGCCTAACTACAAGAAAGGAGAGTTACACCGTGCACCCAAAGATAGCGTCACTGTTACCTTTACACCATCTAAGTGAAATCAAGGACGACGAATATTTCATGGCGTTGTCCCATGCGGCAGACAATGATGAGTACCTGATGTTCTTCCGAGATAGAGCCGCAGAAGGTAAGTACGTCACTCTGGACAACTCGGCTGTCGAACTAGGAGAGCCAGAGCCGTTCGAGAAGTACGTCGAAAAAGCGATCGGTATGAATGCTAATCAGATTTTGCTTCCAGACACCTTTCTGGAGCCGGAGAAAACGCTTCGGGAAGCTCGGAAGTCCTTGGAGTTTCTGGCTAGAACTCGGACTTACAATCCTGATATCATGGTTGTGCCCCAAGGCAAAACTGTACTGGAATGGCTCCAGAACGCGAAGGACTTGATTGGATTGCAGTCTACGTATTCCTTGAAACGCCCTGGAAAGGTTGTAACTACTCTTGGGATATCAGCTCGTTATACAGATATGTTCGGCGGCTCCAGGAGTTTGATGACTTGGATTGCTTGCCGTCTCATATACCAATATCAGTCCGTGCATCTGCTGGGATGCTATACCGACCCGAGAAAAGAGTTCGTCCCAGTCCGGCTTTGGTCGAACTTCATGGGCATGGACAGCTCTTACGCAGCTGTCTATACCCAACAGAACCATGTAATGTCGCCCGAAAGTTTGGCTATGCCCAGGCCGATCAGGCACATAGACTTCCTAAACGATACTTACGATGTCGCGTTGCTCCGTAAGAATCTTGAAGTCTGGTGGACTGCGTGTCTAGGTTAAATGTATTGGCGTTTGCGCACTGTCAGTCTTGCCCGTTACAGGGCAGGACTGTGGTGCCTGGGCACGGGAAGCGTGAAGCGCCCGAAATTGCCTTTGTTGCAGAAGCTCCTGGCGAAACTGAAGTAGAACAGGGCATTCCGCTTATAGGAAAGTCAGGAAGCTTCTTGCGTAAAGTTATTTCAGATTTAGGGATCGATGAAGATAAATGTTGGTTCACTAACGTTTGCCTTTGCAGACCAGACAACAATTCGCCCCCGAATACTGAAATGGTAAAAGCCTGTTTTAACCGATTAACCGCCGAATTGGCTACCGTTCGCCCAAAGCTAGTTGTGACCTTGGGAGCTACTGCAACAAAACACTTAGCCAGGCATCGACTTTCTATAACCCGCTCCCACGGGATGTATCAGGAGATTGAGTTGCGACCTAAAGGACTGGAGCCCTTTGAAGTTGGGATAGTGCCAACCTATCACCCGTCATATATCTTGCGAACGGGCGGGCTCTATAAAGAGACGGAAGCGTTCAGGGATTTCGTGGAAGAGCTGGAATACGCCAAAAGCATACTAAATAGACAGCCGCCGATAATTCAGCCGCCGTACGATAACTACGAGTTTGTGCGAGATCAGAGCGGCTTTGAAGCGTTCTGTTCCACACTCAGCAAAGTAGAAGGGATGTGTGCTGTTGACTTGGAGACCGATAAACTGGACTGGTTTACTGCCCGGATTCTATGCGCCGGCTTTTCTTGGAAGCGGGGTGTGTCAACCGTCGTTGATTGGAGCCTGCTAGAACAGAACCTGGAGAACACGAAACTCCTAAATGACGCTTTGAAAGATCTTAGGCTAGTTCTGCACAACGGGATATTCGATATGCCGTTTCTCCATCACCATGGACTGACGAACGCGTTCTATTATCTGGACACGATGCAAGCCCACTTTTTGTTGGACGAGAGAAAAGGCGTCCATGGCTTAGAGCGCTTAGCAATCAAATATTATCGGGCTCCGGCCTATAAGACCCAGTTCGCCGAAAGTATTGGCGTCAAGCGCTTTGTTTCAGACGAGAAGTTCTCCGACCTGATTCTGCAAGCTCCCAAAGAAGACCTGTTCGATTATAACGGGGCAGATGCAGACTATACTTATAGACTGGCAGTTGACTTGACTAAGCAACTAAAGGAAGAAGACCAGATTCCATTGCTGCGTGACATTGAGATGCCGGCTTGTAGAGTGTTTGCGGAGTTCACCGAAACTGGTCTTTTGATTGACAGGGACTATTTAGATGAGATGGGTCAAAAGTGGGTAGTACGGGAAAACGAGCTGATTCAACAGATGAAGGATGCGGTCGGAGACGAAAACTTCAATCCGAACAGCCCCAAGCAACTAGCGCATTACATGTACGACGTTCTGAAACTGGTTCCTTTTGGTGGCTCTGCGGGAGACCAAGAGTTTAGGATCGATGCTGAAACGATATCCAAGTTCATTCAGACGGTAGACGACCCAGAAGCCAGGGAGTACTGGACTTCTAGAAGGACGCCTACAAGTGAAAGTGCGGCAGGTACTTTGAAGGGAATTACGACCAGGACAACTTCGGCTTACATGTTGTACTGGCTCCGACAACAACATGACTTTCCAAACATGGTCTTGGAATGGAGACATCTGAGAAAACGTCGCTCACTTTACTACACTGGATTCAAACGTTATATGTACGCTGACGGGCGGATTAGACCAAGATACGATTTGGTTTCAGCTGTTACTGGGCGTAAGTCCACGAAAGACCCGCCCATGCATAATCTGCCACGGGGTGACGAAATTTATAACATAATCATTCCTGACCCAGGTTGGTGTTTGTTGCATGCAGATTATTCTCAAGCTGAGCTCCGGATGATGGGATATTATTCTGGAGACGGGGACTTGATCGAGATGCTAAACACTACAGACCCGCATACTGCAACGGCAATGGCAATGTTCAAGCTGACGGAAGAAGACATCAAGAACATGTCCAAAGCCGAACTGTCGGATAAGCGTATAGCGGCTAAAATGATCACGTTTGGCCTGCCGTACGGAAGGAGCCCGAAAGGGTTGGCTCCGCAGTTGGGAGTAACGGTGAAAGAAGCCG